ACCCAACAGAACCTAGCGAAACAAAGCCTTCGGTTCTCTTGATCCTTCTCGTACTGCTCCTTCCAATTGCTAAAGTCCGTCACCACTTACCAATAGGGCAGGCTTCATTAGGAATCTTAGTCTTCGCAGGCATAAAGCATCCGCACTCCTTGCATATTTTCGTTGTGTTATTCAGCCTGTCGCAAGACCTACATATATCCATCCTCCGGCGACCGGCTTCCAATGCCTGAGCCACCTTCGAAGGGAACAGCACCTACCATTTCTCACTTATGTCATGCAGGTTCTCAGCAGGCACACCATAGCATGGTGGTCTGTCCTTCCTTCCAAAATTAGTTAGGTACTGATCATCCATCGCTTCAGTTCCTGTCATCCAACCATGAATCATGTAGGTGGGTCTTTGACCCTCCAACCATTCATCCTGCACACAGATATAAATCTTTTCAGAACTGTCGCTTGGTCTAACGATTAACTTCGGCGGGTCTGTCTTGGTTGATCTGATCTCAATGTTGGTTCCAAGGTCAGCCTTCGACTTGAAGGTGTCCACTGAACCATCCCAATAAATCCCCAACGCTTTTGCTACGGCACATTCTGCTGCCGCACCCCTCACATCCAGATCGAATAACGACTTGGGCTTCAGCCCTGCTGAATGTTTTCTGTTCTTCTTCCAAGATGATACCGATCTGCGTACTCCCACATCGATAGCCAACTCAGCCTCATACCACTCAAGTGTTTCTCTCACGCTTTTTCACCTCATTGATGATTGCTTGATCCCTTTCTTGGGGGGAGTCGAACGGCCCTTTACAGCAGAGATAGGTCTTCTTGGTAGAAGACAGGAGAAACCACAAAGAGCCATCCGATTTTCTGAATCGTTCACATCGATAGTCTCCAATGTATCCATGATTAGATGAACCACCTTTATACCAATCGATCCTCACTTACGCTTCTTACTGAGAACCTTTAGCCTTCTTCGTAGCCGTTGGGCTGCAAGGAAAGCATCAAAGTCCAGTTCGAAGTTCTCTGACTTGACACATTCAAATTTGCCAGTCTTCTTGTCGCATCGTAGGATGTAGGCAGAGTCTACGTCCACCCCATCCATGTTCTCTATGGCCTTCGCATAGGCTGCAACCTGTAGATAATACTCAGGATACACCGCCTTTGAGGTCTTCCAATCGATGACGCAATGCTCACCATTGATTGTTGCCACAGCATCCACCGTGCCTGCATATTTATAGGTTCGATGGTACAATTTACGCTCCGCTGAGTGCCACTCCACATCGTTCTCTGAAACCCACGCTCTGAACGCCTCTATTGCCTTCTGTGCCTCTTTCTGCTCTGGCATAGGGGGTGGGTCGCCCCCTTCAAGTTTCCACCGTATAGCGCCTTCTACCCATGAGTGGGTGACGGTGCCAATATTTATCGCAGAGGTGGAAGTATTCCGGTATGCGCCCTTTATTCCTTTGGTGAGAAAATCAATTCCCACACTTTTTGTGTGGTAATTATCCCGCTCAGTATCATAGAATAAATTCCTTGAAAGCCATTCAACCCCTTCCTTTAATGCCCACGGAATTAAGCCGGGTTTAGAAATCACATCCATCGTCTGAGTGACAGATGGAATCAGTTCATTATCCGGCTCTATCCTGTAGGAGTGGAGGCGGTCATCAAACCCAAGTTCGATGACCTCCCCATCATGGTACTCAATCTTCAAAACGGTATGTCGGCACCCTCTGTACTCACGTTTACATTTCCGGCGCTACCACTGCCGTTGTAAGGCCGTTGCAACTGGCCTGAGAGATACCGCTTACCACCTTTGGAAACATTCTCCCAAAGGGCGACTTTGATTTCTTCGCCATTCCAGAGAGCCGTTCCGGTTAAGTCAGGGCGTTTGTCATTCCCTTCCTTTTCGTTTGTAAATAACACTATCGTGTCAGGTTTCATATCCATTATACGTTCCTCACGTTGTTGGATGTTAAAGGAGCCGGGCAGAAGCCTGCTGTGTTCTCCAGATTTCAATCTTGAGTTCAGCCTGTTTCAATTCCCAACGTAACTTCTCTTCATTAGATATCGCAGCAGCGATACCCTCATTTGCAACGGCAACAGCCGACTGCACCGCAACCCAATGCTCCTTATCCGCAACCGTTTTACCAACGGCTTGGGAGTATAGTATGGAGCGTTGAGTTTTCTTCCACTCCTGCGCTTGAAACGATAACGCTTTCGCAGTAGCGTACTGAGGAGCAATGTCCTCAATCTTCTGTAGTTCATCTTCTATGTCCTTATTACTTATCATTAAACGATATTAACCCGGCGTAGAACGCCTTGTCAAGTGTCTCCATTATAAAATAGGGTTGCCAGTCCAGAAGGTAGGTATCCCCATTGTGTATATCCGTGTGATGCTCATAACATAGAGGCATCGAAAAATAGTCATTGGCCTTCCATCCAGCCCCACCGGAAAATGGTGCAAACCTGCCTTTTAAGTGGTGAGCCACTACGGTTCCATCTTCCACCTTGCAGTCAGCGCAAGGCAGGGTAGCCACCCAATCTAAATACTTCCGGCTCTCAATCCTTGGGTGCTTGTCAAGCGTCATAGGATTAAAGCGTTTTTAGCAGACGTGAACTGGCGCTTATGGTGTTCCTCAAACCATTCATACAGGGCTACGATTTCTGCAGGAGCATTATTCATTGGCTCACTACAGAATTCCTCAAACCACAGTCTTAACTCATCAAGCATGGCTTCCTGAACTCCAGTGTTAATTTGTTCTTCGTTCATTAGCCTGTTATCTGATGGCTGAGGTGTATTCTGCGCCATATTGCCCTACCTGCATCTTGGTTGAAAAGGAACAGCCTGCCAACATACCAACTAATAATACCGCAATTAAAATTTTCATATTGCTTTCTCCAAATAATTTTTAATACCAAGGTTCATCAATTTCTCCTTGAATAATTTTTCCATATTTATCAAGGTTCCTAATGTTTTCCCATACAAGTTTTGAGTCGCTGGCCGTTGCGTATACACCATCATTCATATAAACACCACGACCAGTATCATACCCCGGAAGATCACTATACCAGTCAAGTTCTGAGCCATCATAGAATCTTGCATAATCATCATGCCATTTTTTAGGCTCAATACCATCCCCTCTTGTAAGGTAATAGTTCCACAATGTTTCATCCGACTTTCTTATTTTCATCCATGATCTCATTCTTCTCATGGATGGTTTATATCCTATCTCTTCCTCAATAGGTTTAACCTCACCCTCAAAAGGCCAGTCCATTGATATTTGTCCTTCATTATCATCCCACTCAGGTACGATTCTAGGTTTTTTCATTTTTCCTATTTGCTTTATGGCTTTCATTCTACGGGCTATAAATGAGGCACAGTTTATATTACTCCACGCAGGCTGGGCTTCGCATGGAGCAATTAAACATATCGACCTATCCCAAGAATAATATTTGAACCCATCGTCACCGATAAAATCTATACAGATTGTAGCATGATCGTATACATTTACCACTAAGCAATGAGACTGCACATCCCCTGCCTCAATATGCAAAAGATCATCTTTAATAAGATTAAATTTTTTCATACCCCACAAACCCCTGACAAGCATTGCTCTTCACTGTTATCTTCGAACACCACTCCACGCTTACTGTGCGCCTCCTCATAAGGAACTGAGGTTATGGGCTGACCACCCCTACTACCGTCAGGGTACAGGGTTAATCCACGCAGGCCGTGAGCGTACTTCCGCACTATCTTTGCAAATTCATCTACTCTATTCTGGCTTTGATCCCATGCAGGCAGATTGATTGTTGAACTAATTGCATGATCAACGTGCTTCTGCAATTCAAACTGGAACTTAACCCTTCGTTCTGGATCAGCGGCCAGATCGACGGCTGATTCTATGTCATCAGGGTTAATCCCATCTTTTATTAAGGACTCTGCCGTACCATCAACTACAAACTGGTACTTCCACTTGGTTCCATCCGTTAAGTATCTTCTGCGATAAG